CAATCCATACTCCTATTACGGAGTCCATGATTCGCACGGGTGCGCTGGAGGAATCACAGGAGGAAGCGGGGCGTGTCATGACGAGCGAGATGGCACAGGCCTATTACATTCGCAAGGCACCTTCGCGGGATCTCTTCAAGATCCGCGGACTCCGTAAGTTCCACAATCACATCAAGGAGGATCTTCTGCTTGCCCGTGTGCTCAAGCGAGGTGCAGCACTCTTCGATATGACTTGTGGGCGCGCAGGAGATATCCATAAGTGGATCGCAGCGCAGCCTGGATGGGTACTCGGAACCGATATTGCCGAGAAGAATTTGACCGATGCCAAGGACAGCGCCTATCAGCGTTATTTGACTCAGATGATTCAGCTGGGCGGAAAGGTTCCGCCGATGTTGTTTGTGCAGGCCGATGCCAGCCAGCGACTCTCAGATGGTGGTGCGGGTCAGTCCGCACTTGATCGTGCGATGCTTCGAACACTGTGGGGAAGCGAGGAGGCTTTGACACCCCCGTATGCCCAGCTCTTCCGCGGCAAGGCGGCGGATGGATTCGATGTTCTGTCATGTATGTTCTCTATTCACTATTTCTTCAAGGATCGTCCTACAATTGATGGATGGTTGCGCAATATCAGCCAGAGTTTGAGGGTGGGTGGCTATTTCGTGGGATGCTGCTTTGATGGCGATGCAATCATTGGTTTCCTACAGTCTCTCCCCTTCGATGGCGTGCGTCGTGGCAGTGAGGGCGGTGGTGATATCTGGACTATCCAGAAACGCTACGAGGAGAACAGCTTGCCGCCAACCGACGAGGGATTGGGCAAGGCGATCGATGTATCTTTCATTTCGATCGGCAACACCTACACAGAGTACCTGGTAAGCTGGCCCTATTTGCAGGAGCGTTTGGGAGCAATCGGACTGGAGTTATTGAATCCTGAGGAGTTGGCGGAGCTGGGTCTTCAGCACTCCACGAATATGTTTGGGGAAAGTTATGAGATGTCGGCCAGGAATGGTCGTGCATTCCCTATGACTCCTACAATCAAGCAATTCTCATTCTTGAATCGCTGGTTTATATTCAAGCGTCGTTCAATGGGTGCCGAAATTCCCTACACTGCTCCTGGCATGCAGGCTGCATTTGTAGAGAGTGATGCGGCTGTAGATGCCGCCGCGGGACCCATTGGACCTACTGGGAGGGCACCGGCTTCCGAGGTATTTGCGGATGATAGTACTATTGCACAGGTGGGTCCAAAGTTGGTTGTGGAGGAAGTAGCAATAGAGGAGGAGCCTGTAGTAGGTTTCACTGCCGCCGCTGCGGCTGCGGCTGCTGCCAAGCAGGCTGTCGAAGAAGTGGATGTTGATGACATTGAGGCGGCTGAGGAGGATGACGACGAGGAGGAAGAGGAGGCGGAGGAAGAGGCCGAGAAGCCCCTCGTGAAGGCGAATGGCCCTATCTACAAATTCTACCAGAAGGGTGAGCTCAAGGATGACTTGGGGCTCAAGGATAAGGGATGGAGACGTTGGCTCGCTACATATGCCCCATTCCCTCTGAAGGACTGGCGTGATCCCACAGTCCTCTACCCTTCCATGGAGGCCGCGCTCGCCGCTGCGAAGTATCAGATTGCCACAAATAAACCTGAGCTCGGTCCCACTCTGTTCAGCATGGACGGAGCAATCCATCAGAAATACGCGGGTATCCGTCTCGAGAAGGGTACTCTTTCCGAGAAGGATGAATATGCCCTCCAAGAAGATGAGGGTGATGAGGTCCGCAAGGCAATGAAGCCGGCCGAGATCAAGAAGGCGGGTGCCAAGCTAGATGAGAAGGCCTGGCTCACTGGCCTCCGTGAGGTAATTGATGCCTATGTCCGCCAGCGCTTCGCTGCAGACGCCAGGTTTGCCAAGATCCTCGGTGCCATCAAGGAGAAGCGGGCCCACCTTATGTTCTACACCACACCCAAAGGAAATGAGTTCAGTGGCTTCATCAACGATGATGGCGATATTGAGGGCGCCAATTTGTACGGACGCGCTCTCATGAAGGTCGTGGGGTTGTATTATCCAGAATAAGCACAAAATGTAAAATGATTTAATACTATTTTTGATCAGATGTAGGGAATCCTGGATATCCTACATCCGCCTAGCCCCCTTTGAAAAATTGATGAAAGCCCGCACTCCCTACATCCTCTCCAATCGGATATTAGAATGCCTCTCTCGATCGAAGACGGCGCCCTTCCTTGGCAGCGGCTTGCCGTTAAGAATGCTCATCCACGGGATGCCCGTATTGGGTTTCACGAGGAATCCCATACCTATACGGTGGATGGTGTGAAGGCGGGATGGACAAGTTGTACGACCTTCATCCACGGGTTCTTTGAAGAGTTCAATGCGGACGAGGTTATCGCTAAGATGATGTCGAGTCGCAAGTGGCCCGAAAGTAAATATTTCGGGATGACAGCGGAAGCGATTAAGGCGCAGTGGGACGCGGCGGCAAATGAGGCATCCACTGCGGGAACACGGATGCATCTCGACATTGAGCACTGGTATAACGCGGATCCCATTGGAAATCTGGCGGCTGATGCTTGGGAAGCGAATCCTGGACCTGAGTGGGACTATTTCCAGGCGTTTGAGCGGAAGTGGCGACTGCCTCATGGGTTCGAACCATTTCGGACGGAGTGGCTGGTATTTGATCTTGATGTGAGGATTGCGGGTTCCATCGATATGGTTTTCAAAAAACCTGATGGAACCCTGGCAATTTATGATTGGAAGCGGGCGAAAGAGATGCGCTATGAGAACAGTTTTCAGAGTGGTAAACCACCCATTGATCATCTGCCGGATACGAACTACTGGCATTATTCAATCCAGTTGAATATCTATCGCACTATCCTCGAAAAGGTGTATGGCTACACTGTGAGTGAGCTGGCACTTGTTGTTCTCCATCCAAATCAGACATCATTCCGCGTAATCATGGTCAACCGTATGGAGGCGGAAGTGGAGGCCATGTTTGCTGCGAGGCGGGCTCAAAATGAGGCGACCGATGCAGCTGCAGCTCCTGCAAATTAGTATTTCCTTGAATGCCGGCGGCTCTTGCGGCTCTTGCGGCTCTTGCGACCCGAGCCAAAAGGAGGTTTTGGATGTCTTTTTGCATAGGAAGGCATATTACGATCGTTGTTTGAGTTATTAAAAACATTTGTATTTGAGGGATATGTAGCATTTGCAGCATGAACACCCATCTGTGTGGGCGCATAGTCTGTATTGAGTTCTTTAATCCATTCGATGTAGTTGGGACTTCCATAAGGTGCCCATGGATTAGCTGTAGCAGCCGTGGTAGCAGCTGCAGTTGCAACTGCGTTTGCAATTGAGCCACGCTGATTAGCAGGCTTGCCAAATAAGTTCATATTAATTCTGACACGTGGGACTGAATCAGGCATTAATGCAGGATTTGCCAGAACAGCAATAGCTTCTGCATCATCTGGTCGTGGTATAAAATTGGATGGAATTCTTGCTCGAACATGGGCAGGAAGCTGAATAAGTTGATATTCACGAATTTTTGCAGCTTCATATGCACTATTGTAAAATCCGGCAGAGAATTTAATATCTGAACCAGGATCTTCAATAAAGGCGGTATATGAATTCATCCGTGGGATAAAAATAACCCCAATATATTCTGTAGGAATGCGCTGGCTCATTTAATATATGTATAGAAAAATAAACAGCCTAAACAATCCCTTCATTACCCACAGGTAATAAAGCAGCTATGTCAGCATCAAAAGAACTTTTATTGGCAATTGGAACTGCAGGAATTGTGAGCGCAACTGCAATAACCGCATATATGTTCCGCAAAACTCGTGATGACTTTTATTTTTCGCTAGGATTTAGTTCGGTTGCAGCGATTGCGGGTATGACGATTGTATATATGCCTGAATTATCCGACGTCATTTGAAAAAAATGAAATCAAATATCGAATAAGCCACAGTTTCCTACAGAATGCCGACCGTCAGTTATTATGCGGTGGCGGCAGGTCATCGTGCAGGTATATTCCTTTCATGGTCCGAATGTGATTCGGCGGTGAAAGGATTCAAAGGGGCAGCTTACAAAAAATTCAAAACGCATGAGGATGCAGAGGAATTTCTGAAGGCGGCAGCCAAGCCAACACCAATAGTCCCTACAGTCTCTCCCATCCTCTGCGTTCAAAAGTCGGGGGCAGAGGCTGTAGGGGCAGTGGCGGATGCAGTCGATTTCTATGTATATACGGATGGGTCGTGCTCAAACAATGGACGGTCTGGGGCGGTTGCGGGAATAGGAGTATTCTTTGGTGCGGGGGATTCAAGAAATATCTCACGAGCACTTGAGGCGGATCAGAAACAGACGAATAATACCGCAGAACTTACTGCGATGATTGCAGCATTCGAGGCTGTGCGAGGGGATTTGGAGGCAGGTCAGCGAGTCTGCATTGTGAGCGACTCGGAATATGCAATCCGATGTGCAACCTCGTACGGTGCTAAGTGTTCCGCAGCATGTTGGGGTGCTAAAGAGATTCCCAACATGGAACTGGTGCGCACCCTTTATGAATTGGCAGTGCAGTGGCAGCATCAGATCAAATTCATGCATATTCTTTCGCATCTTGATGGGGGCGATATACACTCTGTAGGAAATGCGGGGGCAGACAGGCTGGCTAACCAGGCTATTGGATTGGAGGAATGTCCCTATGGCGGTTCCAGCCGTACACGGATTTATTTGAATGTTCCTTTTGCCCGTAAGGATGAGGCGAAAAGTCTGGGGGCTATGTGGGATGTGGGGGCGAAAAAGTGGTATCTTCTGGATAGTAGTGCAGGAAACACTATCCAGAAATTATTAGATGTATTTGGTTAGTAGGCGCGGCCTGTTAGATCCAAAAGATCATGATGAATTTGTTTTCGCTCCATTCGACGTTCGCGGATATCCTCTGCAGTTGGAACATGGCTGGTGGCAAGCTGGAGGAGGGTCCCATCACTTGTGAAAGATTCTTCGCATTTCAAGAAAAATCCAAGGAATATGATGACAAACAGAAAAATCAGATAAGGGACCGCTTTTTTCATTCTCTGTAAGGAGCCTATTTTTATTCGGCATCCTCGGCTTCTTCTTGGTCTTCCTCGGCTTCTTCTTGGTCTTCCTCGGCTTCTTCTTGGTCTTCCTCGGCTTCTTCTTGGTCTTCCTCGGCATCCGCGGTATCTTCTTCGAAGTCCATAGGTTCCATGTGTTGTAAATCTTCCACAGCGGATCCAGAATCCCCACAATCGCTATCACTATCAACTATGAGAAGACGGGATGCATAACGGCCGGACAAGCGTGCTTCATCAACAACATCCCAGAACTCTTCATATGCAGGCTGGCCAACTTCTGACCACCAGCGACGGTTGCGAGGAACAGTGCAGGTCCACCAATCACGGATCTTCCAAACAGAACGTTCAAGTAATACGGCATTTTTACCAAATACAAGTCCATCGGGGACCCAATTTCTGCAATTCAAGAGTCCTTCGTCATCGAGATTCCAAACAGGTGAATAGTAGTATTGCCATTCTTCAGCAGGAGAGGATATAGAGGGTGCTGCGACAACAACGGTACCCATACGTTCAGGCTTTGAAGGAGATACCAGAGATGCTGTAGGAGTTAGGAATTCTTTTGTATTCATAATTTTATCAGCAGAGTAGGACTCGAATCGGACTTCGATATATTCCACGGCTCCTACATCAGCTACCTCGGCCTGCAACTGCATCTGACAGTAGTATTCAAATGGGACACGACCATTGAGTTCGCGGCTTGAAGGGGCCTTGATTTCTACGAGACGTCCTGCCTTGGGGCCATCTACAATGAGTCCATCAGGACTGGCAGCGAGACGAGGGAGGGAGGCATGGCGGATGCGCCCAAGGGTATCATCAACGCGACCCTGTGCTACCTCAGTTTCAAACAGGGTGCGAATGATCGGCTCATAGCGCCAGCCCCATTGGAAGGGATTAAGAGGTGAGCAGAAGACGGTGCGAGACTCAGTTATGGGATCATCAGGGGAAACTATGATTTCTTTAGCGCACTTCTTAGCAACGGCGGCGTTATAGCCACCCTCGGCACCATGGACAACTGCAGCGAATTCGTGGCCGGTTAGGAGATCACGAGACTCGGCATACCATGCGGGGGTTTTTTGGGCGGTTTGGGGGAGTGCGAGAAGGCGAGGAACAGCAGCTGCATCTGAGGGGATATTGGCAAGATATTTCTCACGCTGTGAGAGAAACCATTCCCACACGAGGCCGCGGAGAATCTCAATGGCATCCTGGCGGGTTTTGGATTTGCGAAAGGCAGATTTAAGAAAGAACTCAAATGACCCGCATCCTTCTGCCTCCAACCAGGAACTCAAGTCGTATTCATCTACAAGGGGTGGAAGGTCCTCTGTCCAGTCTTGCAACCATTCGATGCAAGATGTTAGGAGCGACATACCTTTACTTTCATGGGGCATTTTGATTAAGAAGGATTAATTGGAAATATAGATTTTGAATCTATATGTTCAATTTTTGACATGATTGCTATTCACTCATCTGTAGGAGCGGTAGTAGCAGTAGGGGCAGAGCTCACTTTCTTTTTCGTAGGACGGGCGCTCTCGATTTTAAAGGTTGCCGGTGTATCTCCAACACGAGTCATTTTCAGTCCGCGAATACTAATAATTTTACCGTCCTCATACTGAATTTGCTGTTTCGTGTTGAGAACCTTGGCATCATTGGCCTTGACGAGGACTTTGAGAAGAGCCTCGCGTTCTTCTACGGACAATCCAGGATATTCATCGGCAAATGCGCGGAATCTCTGGAGTCGCAGCCCCCGTTCAAGTCGTAGCCATGGTTTCAGAAAAGCATTTGCCGACTCTGCATTAAAAAAAGAAGATACGGTTTTATCAAGAGTTTCCAACTGGGGTGCATTATTTGTCAAGGTAGTTCCATCACTTCCTACAATTGGTGATGCCGCTCGTTTAATATTGCGCCGTGTATTTTTAACAGTCTTAAACATTTTAAGTTATTTTTGAAAACTTCTTAAATTTAATAAGGGTAGGATTGGTTTAGATGGCGAGTTGGGATTCAATGTTTGGAAAACCGTTGATTGATATGCCATCGGCAGAAGGAGGGGTGGGATGTTCGGCGGATGTATTTGGTGCGCACTATGACTATGAGACGGCACAATATACGGAACCATCCAAACCAGTTGCGGGGCGAGACGATTCAGTTTCTAAATGGAATAATTTGCAGCCTATGGCCGGTGGTAATTTTCCACCTGTGCGCGATCCAACAGAGATGACAATTCCGACATGTTCGGCTCTCCGGATTCGTCGTGAGCAGAATGGGCGTGATTTTGTGAATAGTCGGCTCTGGGACAACTTTCATGCAACACCGCCTACCCAAACATCTTCAAAAGATCTCGAAAACACCGGTGTTCCCAAATTCATGGATATGAATCCCACGAGTTCGCGCAGGGATGTGGGGCAGTTCCGACACCAGTTGGAATATATGCCGACGAATTCAGTTCCTGCCGAGAAGAATTCAACCAATCCCTATCTCCAGCGTCTGGACGCTGAGGGATCCGATGCCCGCAATATCATTCGTGAGCTTCGCAGTGCTGTGAGCGAAGATAATCGTGAGCGTGACCTGGAATCGAGCAAACGACTAGCTGAACGCCAGTTTCAAGACCGATGGATGCCTCAACAGGAGGCGGAGGCCGCGGCTTCCCTACAGGCATATGAACTGCTACGACCCAAACAGTATTATGAGTATTAAAGTGCTTAAGTATTATTATATAATAGAATATAGTAAATGCATATTTTTAAGTATCTTATAAAAACACCTGAAGCAGAATATTATTGTAAAATCACAGAATATGACATGCGAGATAAATTATCATATACTATTGCATTTGGGGGACTCAATGCATTCTGTTTTATGGCATCTCTTACACAATCAAATACTCAAAATGATGAGGTTAAGATTGTTCCACATATTGATCGAATAGATCTTGATGAAAAATGTGTCAAAGAAGGAATTATGACCTCAACTGTATCTCTAGTGAAAGCGGCATTATGGACAATGAAATATCTTATAGGGTCGATCGATCGTTTAACATTGATGGACGATTCCCACATTGATTGTATAAAGGGCTCTAAGATGCATAGACTTAGTTTGAAATATGATTATCTTGTGAAACATAATCAGACTTGGTATGAAAAACAATTCGGTGCAAGACTGCCAGATGAATTGTGGGAGACCTACAAAAAATCATTGGAAGTATTGGATATGCCGTTAAATCCATATAATATGGAAGTTGATAGATTTCCAAATATTGAAAAATACAAAGATATATATAATGCATCCAATACACCTAGAACATTCATAAATAATCTAAGAGTACGCTATAATAACGAGTACTGTATTGAAGTTGGTGGATGGCTTTCTGGTTATATGCGATATTTGGGAATTAAAGTATATGAAATGGATTGGTATATTGAAGCAGATTCAATACAGAAACCTGCCGGATTTGAAATATATAAAACAGATGCACCTATTCGTGGAGGATCCAAACGAAAAACGCGCCGAAGACGTTCCCCAAGATATGTTAGCAGCGTTGTCTCTGAATATTAGTTTTCAAAATATATCATTATCAGATGTTGGAAATCCTGGACTCCCTACATCTGCATCTCGATCTCTTATGAACATCCGTTTGCACGTCCGAATATGGCGCAGGCAATACGAGCGCCAGAATGTCCGGTGGTGCGAGAGTCTTCATGAGCACCCTGTCCTAGGTCATCTTCGTCCGCATGAACAATGACAGAGCGTCCCCATAGATCTTCCACGGAAACACCGCGGAGGAAGTAGGTGTTCCGGTATGGCGTGCTACCACGGGACATTTCGATATTTCCAAGATCCCCTGTATGCCGTACGGAGCCACTTCCTGGTGCGCCGCCGTGATCGGATGGAGGTCCTACATGATAGTGCGAACAAGCACCCTTGCATCCTTCGCCGCGCAGATCTCCCGCTGCATGAATATGGAATCCGTGACGTCCAGGAGGAAGATTGGTTATGACTGCACGCACTTCTACGCCACCGCGGACATTCGTGCATACTATTTCACCATGAACGGGGCCAGATATAGGAAATACCGCGACTGCAATGGCATCTTTATTCATTCGCTTGGATCTTCGAGACTTCCTTGGCATCCTATATTGTCATAATAAAAATCTATATAATAAGTAATATCGGATGCAAATGATTTCCTAAATATGAAAATAATAAACCATCGGCCCTGTGGGCCGATTCATCTGCAGGGGCGCCTCCAATTGGTCTAAGCCAATTGGAAGCTTTATCCCCGTCAGCGCAGCTGACGTGCGAGCGGTACGCCCCTCAAGAAAAACTTACGACCACATCGCACTGATGAAAATTAACCTTCTTCATGGCGGACTGTGTAAGTTCGCTTCGACGCTTACGGCTGCCACTGCCGGTCGAAGAAGCCGTGGAAGCTTCAGGGCTGCTTGCAGCAATTGCACTGGGGACGGTGGCGACTCCATAGGATGTTGTTGTATTCTCAGATGTACGAGTTGAACGAGTTTTGGATGAACGAGAATAATGGTCGCGGAGCGTGGAGTTCATATCGCGTTCGATAGTTTCACGATTATCGCCAATGAATCCGAGAATATTCTTCTCGATAGCCCAACGGAAGAAGTTCAACTGCCCAACGGTTGTTACAAACCCTTCGTGCCCACGGGCCTGAAAGAGGATTCGTTCGCGCCTACAGAAGGGGTCAAATAGACGCTTTGAATATGCATTCAGCTCACGTTTATACTGGAAATATACTAGGAATTGCCGTGTTCCCAACAGATATGAAGTATTATTCTTCTTTGCGTAGTTGGTGACGAAGTAGTCGATGAGACGCAGACTGATGGCGGAGTCGCCTTTCAAGATAGGTAGAAGAGCCTCGAGATGTCCCGGATGAGTATAAAACTCTTGTAGCCATGAAATAACGAGATC